AAGGTGTTCTTGAAAACAAAGAATATATTATAGGTGAAAATGGTGAAATTGTCGAAAAGGCTATAGAAATTTTACAAAAAAGAGTGGATACAAAATCTAATAAATATGACCGTAAAGATGTGTCAAAACTCACTTTACAATATATGTTGGAATTTATTGATACAATAAAAGCTAAGACAATTTAAAAAAAATTATGAATTTTATGTGTACCAATTATAAATACTTATGTGGATAATTATTAGGAGGAAAAATAATGTCAAAGAAAATAACTCAAAAAATCAAGGAAATGCTTACACCTGAAGACCTTAAGGTTTTTGAAAGTGTAATTGAAAATATGATTAAGGGTCGTGTAACAAAGAAAGTTACTGAGCAAGTGGCATTGCGTGAAACTGCAATGAAAAAAGAATTTGCTAAACTTTCTGAAGAGTTCTGCGTTAAAGAAGTAGCAGACCGCTTAGAAAACGAAAAAGCAAAATTGATTGAAGGATACGACAAAAAACTTGTTAATCTGGAAACTAAAATTGTATCACGTCTTGATTCATTTCTTGAAAGTACTATTAATGAACAAATTTCAGATGAAATGCTTGAAAAAGTAGCAATCAATGAAACTTTGCTTCCACTTGTTAATACTTTAAGAGAAGCATTTGCTAAACATTATGTTGAAATAGATTCAACAGGCGAAAAAACAATTAAAGACTTAAAAGAAAAAACTGACAAGAAAGAAAAAGAATTATCAGAATCAATTGCTCAGAATATGGACTATGAAGAAAAATTGGAAAAAGCTGGTATACTCTTGATGATTTCTGAAAAAACAAATGGGTTGACAGAATCTGAAAAGAAACATGTCGTTTCAACATTTGTAGGCAGAAAATTCGAAGAAGTAGATGAAAAGATTGATGACTTCATTACAGTGCTTAAAGAAGGTGCAAAAAAGACTACTAAGAAAAAAAAGAAACTTACTGAATCAGTTAAAAAGAAAACTGGACGTGTAATTTCTGAAAATGATGGTGTCCAACCTATTAAGAAAACTGTTGTAAAACAAAGTGTTATCAATGAAGAAAAGAAAGAACAGTCAATGGCTGATATAGCCAATGAATACATTTTTTAAGAAAATACATAAATACTAATAAGAATATAAAAAAAGAAATCGAATCTTTTAATTATATGGAGGATATTAAATGAAAACACGTAGGGAACTAATAAAAAGATGGTCTGAATGCTCAGGACCAATGAGCATTAGCAACGTAAGTGACCCTTATGTGAGAGAGAACTTAGCGGTTCTTTTGAACAATCAAGAATCTAAAGATATGAACGGAAATCAAATCTTTATGGAAGCCAATGATGGTACTATTAATACTACTAATCTTGACGCTTCAAATATTAACTGGAGATTCCGTCCTGTTGCATTGGCATTGATGAGAAGAACTTTCCCTGACTTGTTTGCTAACAAGACTGTGGGAGTACAAGCTATGAATACACCTGTTGGTCTTTCATACGCTCTTCGTTTCACATATGATAAAACAGGAACTGGACAAGAAGCAGCTTGGGATGCCCCTGACTACCACGGTGGTTATACAGGTTCTCCTGGTACTTCAGCAGCATTAGCACAAATCTTCGGAAGTGGTGCTCTTTCTGCACAAAATGCAGGTATCTATGATACATCTGGAACAGGTCTCGCAACAAGTGCTGGTGAAGCTCTTCAAATTTTTGAAGGATGTATGCCGGGTGCGTGTTCAGGTCAACCAGAATGGAAACAATTAGGTCTTCGTATTGATAGAACAGCAATCGAAGCAGAATCAAGAAAAATTGCAACAAGTTTTTCACTTGAAGCAGCTCAAGACATCAAAGCGATGCATGGAGTTGAAATTGAGAGGGAAATGGTTAATGTATTGCAGTACGAAATTACTGCTGAACTTGACAGACAACTTCTATACAGAATGAAACTTGCTTCTGTAAACGTGGCTAATGGTGGTGCTTCAATCACATCTATTAACTGTGCTACAGGTGGAGACATTGATGGTAGATGGTCTGGTGAAAAATACATGAATATCGTTGCTTCTATTATTCATCAAGCAAATGTAATCGCAACTTCAACAAGACGTGGACCTGGAAATTTCGTAATTGTGTCTCCTGCAATCGCTTCTTGCTTACAAGCTGCTGGTCACCAATTTGTTCAGTATGATAGTAAAGTAAATCCAACAACAGTTCTTGCTTCAATCGGTAGACTTAACGGTTCTATTGAAGTATACAGAGACCAATATGCTCGTGCAGATTATGCACTTGTAGGTTACAAAGGTCCTGGAGTTTCTGACGCTGGTATAATCTTTAGTCCATATATTATGGGTCTTCAGAATAGAGCCATCTCACCGGACGACTTTAGTCCAAGAATTGGAGTTATGTCAAGATATGCTATTACAGATAGTTTACTTGGTAGTGGAAGATATTATAGACTTTTGAGTTTCTACAATGTTAATCAAATTATTGCTGGTGCGTAATTAGTTTACAAAGTAGTTAGCAAGATATAAACGCTATGGAAATATAAGGGTGGGTGAATTTATTCACCTGCCCTTTTTTTGTTTAAGGTATAAATATAAATGAAAGTAAGTTTAATTTTTAGTTTGGAGGTTTGAATATGTTAGTTGCTAACATAATTGGTTATGATTTTTCTTTTAAATACAATGGCGAAAAAGGCAAAGGGGTTATAAAAATTCCATTTGACCAAAAACCATATATTATACCAGATGATATTGATTTAACACAGTTTAAAGAATTGAAAGAAGTTGTTGTCGTTGATACTTCTGGAAAAATAAAAAAAGAACCAACACCTGTTGATGAACAGAATGTTGAAAAAAAGGAAACCGAAAAACCGTTGAAAGGTGTGAAGATAAAGAAAAGAAAACGTAAAGTTTCTACAAAAAAGAAAAAGGTGAAATAAATGGCACGTATTACAACGAAACAAGGACTTAAAGAATATATCTTATTACGATTAGGTCATCCTGTAATTCAGGTCGAAATTGATTCAACTGAAGGTGGACAATTAGATAAAATAATTGAGGAGACTGTTCAAGATTATCAAGAACTACATGGAATGGAAGGTAGTTTTTTGTATCACACAAGTTTTCTTGTCTCGGCAGGTGTTGCTGAATATAATTTATCTGGACATGATATTGAAGCTGTATTTGATATGGATTTGGGTCTTGGACTTTATGGTATAAATGTTCTGTTTAGCCCAGAACACATTTTGTTGTATGATGAATGGGTACGTAAAGGTAATTATCCGGGAGGTCCTGGGTCGAGAGGCACAAGCAATACTGGATTGGTGTTATCTGAATACCAAACTTCCATGCAATATTTGAAACAGATTGATGTTATGTTTGGAAAAGGCTATACTGGTCAGTGGCTTAACGGACCAGAAATATTAAGGATTCTCCCCCCACCAAAACAATGTGGTATTGGTATGTTGGCTGTATATAAACGTACCGCTGCTGAATATCTGTATAACAATAGATTGGTGAAAAAGCTGTGCATTGCACGGGCAAAGATACAATGGGGAATCCATTTAACCAAATATGGTGTTACTTTACCAGATGGAATCACCATTAATGGTCAGGATATGATGACTCAGGGTCTTGACGCTGAAGAAAAATGGTATGACGAGATTCGGAAAGAATCGCCTCCTAATGCGTTTTTTGTGGGGTAATGGAATGATTTTAAATGAATTGCAAGATATGCTCTTGCGTGAAAATGATGATTACAATTATTTTGATTTTGGATTTGAAGTTGACTTAGATAATATTGATGTTGACAATTCCGAGTATCTTCAATTTTCAGAAATGTTGTCTGGAAATATAGATGGGGAACTTGGTGAGTTAGTAAATTTAGAAAGTGTTGTGTATGATACTATACTTTCTGTCACAGGTCAACTTAAATTACCGAATGAGATAACGTTTGAATCATATAAGAAAACTGTTGGGGAAATTGCATTATATATCTATAATCACGCAATGATTGATATTTTAAATGCGTCAATTTCTGACATACATGTGAATTTTTTAGACGACACAGATAAATTTTAACAAGGGAGATTTTTAAATGGAATTCGAACAATTTCTTAAAGAGAAAGAAGAAGAAGTTCTTGGACAAGAACAAGAGGACATGAATGCTAAAGTTGTGGCTATCTTCATGGAAGGTGAGCCTGTTACTGTTGATACAATAACAGCAAAGGCTGAAGAATTTGAAATGGAAAAAGAAGAGCTTGAAAATGAAGTATATAAAGTTCTTTATGATACATTAAATGTTGCAGATGAAGAAGAAGTTGAAGGTGAAGGTGGGGAAGAGGTCCAACCTGTAATGGATTATAAAGAAGAACCTGTATAAATCGGGAGGACACTAATGAAAATTTTTGAAAGAAGTATTATTGATGAAATTGATGGAATGATTAATGAAAGTTATCTTTTTGAAAGATATACATTCCAACCAGTGAGCGAATATAATGCAGATACAAATGTTTCATTTGATGTTTTTAATGGTGATGAGAGAATTGCTTCTGTCAGAATTGTAAAGACTGATGGTGAACCATTAGACGCTGTAAATGACACATATGATTATGATGATGTCTATGCTGACGTTTCATTAGAACTTGCTGGAAAAGAAGATGAATATGACGTTGAATCCGTAAAGAAATGGGTTCTCGGAAAATTGTCAACAATGGGGTTTGATAAAAACCCAGCGAAAATTGATGACGAAGAATATGACGTTTCTAAGTATAAAGAAGAAATCGAAGATGAATCACCTGATAGAGAATTTGATGACGTTAGAAGTGATGTCGAAGATACCGATGATGGAGAAGGATTTTCTTTAAGTGACTTAGAAGAAGAATAAAGGATAATTTTTAATGATTACGTATTACTATCCACGTACATTAAGAAGTATAAGTGTTGCCATACTAAATATGTTTAATGATATGAAAGTCATTAGGTATGATAAGTATGGCAACCCGTTATACGAGAGACATGTACCTATAACATGGGGACCGGTTGAGAAATATCATCTTGACAGAATAGAAAACCATTACGTTGATAGTGATGGTGTTCAACATAACGAGAAGTATTATTTACAAATACCAAGAATGGCTCTTGTATTAAATGGTATTGCATATGATAGCAGTCGAGCTATTGGTGTGAATCAATGGCGTGGTTGGTTTAAAGAGTCGTTGAATGTCTCGGATTCAGAAATTGATGATATGGTATCCGATGGGGCTATGTCTATAACAGATTATCAACCAACACCATATAATTATAATTTCACATTACATATAAAAACTGATTCTACAGATTACCTTGCTCAAATACTTGAGAATATTCTCCCATATTTTAATCCAAAATTACATTTACGGGTTAAAGAGTTTTCATTTTTAAATATCGAAAGGGATTTGCCTGTTTCTATTGATGGTGTGAATCCAGAATTTGTTGATGATATGGATGAAAATGAGACAAAATTTGTCAATGCAACAATCAATTTGACGATTGAGGGTTGGTCTTATAGAAAATTTTTATATTCAAAAGTAATTAAATATATCAACAGAAAATATTATTTACAAGATACAGGTAAATTTTTAGAGGGATTTAGTGTTAGTGGTGTCAAGACATCAGGTGCAACATCTGAGACCCCAGGAACACCTATCATATTGAGTGCTGTGCCACCTTTAGATAGTTATTATGTTAGTGGGTATTTTTATGACCCTAACAAAGAGTTTAATTGGTTCCAAACATATCATGATACAAGTGGGTTTGGGATATTTTAAGGAGATATTATGGCTTTGAGTGGAGCACCTATGGATGGTGTATTTGATGGATTGGATGAAGAGTTCAACACCGAATATGATGAAAATATAATTGTTCCTGAAGATGATGATATGGAAGAAAAGAATCTTCCTGTTGTTGCTAAAAGTAAAGCAGTACAAGTATCTGACGATGTTGTTATTGTTGGAACAGAATATGTATCTGATGAGATTAAAAGTCTAATTGATTCAAGTAAAAGTGTATTGGGTAGATTGGATTCTACTATTAAAATTGGAGGAGCACCACGATTGTTTGAGGTGTATTCCCAATTAACAAATTCGATAACTGCCCAGATAAAAGAATTTAGACACATGCATGAAGCAGTTGCGAAAATTAAATTGGAAGAAAAAAAGAAGAATATTAATAAAATAGAAACTGGTGATAATATAACATTTACGTCTGAACAAGTGCTTGATTTGATTATAAAAGAAAAAAATAGAAGTGAAATTGAGACAATTGACGCTGATTTTGTTGTAGATGATACTGAAATCTTAGATAAACATGATGATGAGGATGACGATAATGTCTGTGTTGTGTAAACTTAAATATTTAATAGAGACTGATGTCCCTGAAGAACATATTTTTATTAATGTGAGAAATATTGATGATGAAAATGAATCTTTTGTTACTGGTATTGAAAAATTAGAAAATGAAATTGATGAATTAGAAATAGATGTCGAAAAACAAGACAACAGATTTGATTATGAGAAGGTCGTAGCTGGCTCAGAAGACATTGAAGTTGATGAAGACTACCATAGGATACCTTTTGATGTTAAAGTGGCTAATTTGGGAGATATGGACATCTCTGAATTTGTTAAAGAATACATTGGTGGTAATTTATCAAATAAACAACTATCGTATGGTGAAGAGGGTGAAATTCAGTTTGAATTGATACCTGTCATGACAATGGTTAAAAAAATTAATGACAACCATGCACGATTTGAAATTGAATGGAATGTTGTATAAAATTAAGTAGGTAATTTATGTTTCAAGGTAATGTAGGATTGCGAGCTGAAGGTGAGCTGGTAACATATACAAAAGAAATAATTAATGAATATATTAGATGTAAAGAAGATATAATCTATTTTGCAGAAAAATATTTTTACATAACAACAATCGATGATGGTAAAATAAAAATACCATTGTGGGATTTTCAGAAAAAAGTTTTAAAGGCGTTTATAACACCGCCTAAAAACAGAAGGCATATAATAATGATGATGCCACGCCAGCAGGGTAAGTGTTTTTTAGATACAACTATAGTGAAATTGAGAAACAAAAAGACTAAAGAAATCAAAGAGTTACCAATAAAAGAATTTTTTGATATGATTATAGAAAATTATAAAAAGACACATAATGATAAAAATGCCTAAATAACTAAGGATGTGTTTTGGAAAATGTATAAATACTTCTAACTATAAATATAATTTAAAAATTTGGAGTATTAAAAATGATAGAAGTTTATGTTTGTGAAATGTGTAAGATGGAATTTACAGTTAAAAGAGGTTTGAAAAATCACAACAAAAGATTCCACCCTGAATTGTTTGCATACA